GAAAACTCTGTCAAATTACCTGTAAGCGCAAGCGCCGCCGTAACTACAGATGCGATGCCAGCAATAACAAGAGGGATAACGCTGCCGGTCAAAAAAAAGAACCCCAGCCCCGTTGCCACAATGCCAGCAATCAATAACAGCGTATTTTGAAGATTTGCACCGTTATCACAAATGTCCTTAAACGCTGTGATAATCATTGCTGCGCCAGCCACTACAAGGCCGATGCCCGCACCGACTTTGCCGAATGCGATTGCAAGCCCCCCTGCAAGTGCCGCTGTGCCTGCAAGCATTTCGAGCAGATTCCCCCAGTTAACGCCGTTATTCCATGCGTCGGATAAGCCATCCCACAGAAGAATCAATCCGCCAACAGCGATGAGGATGCCGCCGAGCTTTTGCAGAATAGTGCCAAGCACACCCGGCAAACTGCTGCTGATTTTCCACAGCGCTAAGCCTGCCGCAATGAGCATGACTGCATCCGCGATTTTCTTTAAGCGGTCGCTGATGTCGTCCATGTAGCTAAAGTCCGGAGTGATTGCGTCAGCGGATGCGCCTCCGCCCGCATCGTTTGCGGTATCGGTGGAAATCTGGTTGATTTCATCAAACGCCGCAAGCTGACTTGCCGCTTTTTTCGCGGCACTGCCCGTTCCCTTTAATGCGCTGGTTTCTTTGTTCAGAGCCTTTGCCGAGTTAGCAGTTGCCTTAACGCTCTTGCCGGAGATAAGCGCCACAAGACGCGTGATCTGTGAGACTACTGCTGTGATAACTTTTACAAGCAGTGTAAAGGCGGGGACAATTACACTTACAAGAGGCTGTGCCAGCGTCAAAAGCGCTCCTTTAAGCTGCGCAATGGATTCTCTTGCCTCGGAGTTTACCATTACGACGTTCTTTACCCAGTCACGCACTTTTGTTAATGCTTGTGTAATAACTGTAAAAACAAGTGCACTGCGGACAACGGATTTTAAGCGCTGCCCAAATACTTTCATGGAATCTGCCGCCGCTTCGGTTGCATTGCGCAGCCCTGCGCCTTTGGCTCTGCCCTCGATCTGCTGTGTTAGCTCGACTGCCTGCGTTTTCGCGTCGGAAATCTTATCGCCGGTTTTGTTGAGCTTTTCGTTGAGCTTATCAATGCTATTTGCAGTTTTGTTAAATTCGCTTTGCAGCATTCGCACGCGCTCGGCCTGCTCGGACACGTTGATTTTCTCATACGTGCCTTTCGGTGCTGTACGCATATCTGCAAGCTCCTGTTTTGCCGCATCCAGCTCTGCTCCGATGTTGCGCAGCCGGTCTTCCATCGGCGTTTTCTGGTCGCCGAGCCGGTTGAACTCCTTTTGTAAGGATTCGATATTGCTTTTTACTTTGTTCAACTCCTGATGGAGTTTTTTGTCGCTAATAGTCGCTTCAAATACGACTTCGCCGTCAGCCATAATATCACCTTCTTGCTTTTTGGTTTTTTGCGTGATATCATCCAAGCAGCCATAAATAATGGCAAGGAGGAATGAAAAATGGATAAGATGACTACTTGCAAGGTATGCGGGGCATCTATCGCAAAATCCGCTACCGCTTGCCCGCAGTGTGGAGCAAAGCAGAAAAAGCGCCACCCAGTGTTGGGGATCATCATTGCTATTTTCGGCATTTGCCTGATCGCCGCCGCATTAAACGGCACGGGCGATGATTCTGGCCCAGAGAGCCAAACGTTTGGCGTTGGAGAAACCGCCGAGTTAAATGGGATCAGTGTAAAGTTTGATTCCTGCACCGAAAGCAATGGATCGCAGTTCAACACGCCTGATGATGGTAATGTGTTTCTTCTTTGCGAATTCTCCATTGATAACCAGTCGGATAAAGATATTGCCGTTAGTTCTATCGCATCGTTCAACGCCTATGTTGATGACTACTCGACAAATCTGAGCATTTCAGCCACCATCGCAACCGATAAAACTCAGTTGGACGGAGCTATTGCTGCCGGTAAGAAAATGACCGGCGTTGTCGGATACGAAGCCCCCAAAGACTGGAAAGAAATTGAAATTCGCTTTACTCCTGACTTTTGGTCTGGAAACGAAATCACATTCATTGCAAACAAGTAACCACCTTCGCCCGATGCTATTTTGCGTCGGGCGTTTTTTTGCCCAACCACGCATTGATCGTGGCGTTTTCTTCTTCTGTCATCGGCTTCTTTAGATCGACAAGCCGCCTGTTTTCTCGGTAAAATTCTCGATCCGACTTGTCGAGCGTTTTCCCTTTTGCTTTCAAATTGCGGATTCGCACAATGTTTGCAAACAAGCAATCCCCGATTTCGTAGTACGCCGAGACAAATGACCACCAATGGAAATAAGGCATTGCGCGCACTTCATGTCCCACAACGTGGTTGATGGGAGCCACAATGTATTGAAAGTCTTGCTCCCAGTCCATCAACTTAGGGCGCTTCCTGTTATCTCCCTCGTCGCCGCAGTCGAGAAACCATGTCATTTGCTTCACCGCATCAGGAATATGCTCGTCCGGCATTTGCAAAAAATCGGAATAGAAAATATCTAGAGCAGCCAGAACCTTTTGCCCGTTGTCCAAATCGACCGCAGAAAAGACCGAAAGCACGTCCAACGCCGCACGATAGTCCGAGCGGATAGCATACTCAACGCCGCAGACGTTCAGCGACGTCGGAAGTTCATACATCATTTTCTATACTTCTGTGTGTACTTGCGGATTTTTTCATCTGCAAGCGCCTGCTCCCGCTTGGTCGCTTCGTCAAACTGGTCAATGATGGCATTCATAAAGTTCTGCCATACCGGAGCGCCGTTTGCTGCGGAATAAGCATTCACCGACCCGAAAAGCGTATCCGCAATATCCTGCCCGAACAGATCGTTGATGATGTCGCGCATCTCCCTGTCGATGGAATCCACCATGTCAAAGAGCTCGTCGCCCGGCTCGGTTACATCGAGCTTTGCCGCTCTTTCCTCCTGCTTCTTGCGCAGATCGTTGAATACGCGGTACGCTTTCTTTGCGAAATTTACGTCCGCAGGGTTGAAATACACGGTCACAACACCGTTTACACCTCGAATGGTGTATTCTTTTACGCCAGAATCAAAACTGAGTTCCATACTTACCTCCGAAATGAGGGCTGACAAGCGCCAGCCCTCTTTGATTTAGTCCTCTGTAAACGTGACAGTGCCGCCGGAAATGGCCGCAGTGCCAGTAGTTCGCGTGCCGCCGTATGTGACGTTAATAGGCAAGCCGAGAACTCCGCCACCTTCGCCGCCGAGACCTGTCGGCTCGATCATGCAAGCGCTATATCTTTCCGCAAAAACTGCGGTATTTTCCGTGCCTGCATAGGCATGGACGATCAGCATTTCTTGGCTTGCCAGCGCCGCCGCGTTATGCTCCTTCACCGCAAGATTCCAAATCTTGACGATGGCAGGATCTCCAGCGTCAAGCTTCGAAGTATCGAACGGCTGAGTTACAACGGGTTTCTTCATAGTATTTCTTGTAATTCCACGAATGTCTTTCGTGGAGTCCGTCTGCCAGTCATATTCCATACTGGAATCATCAACGTAAGTTCCCATGGGCGACCACGTAGGGGATGCGGAACTCGCCCCAGTATTGAGGTATGCGACCAATTTTTCACGGTCAATATTCTGTCCAGACGGGGTATTGAACGCTAAATCTTCCATTATACATTCACCTCGTAGTTCATTTTCATAAGAATTTGATGATCCTCGTCACCGTTTTCATACACGGCAAAAAGAGAGGATCGCGTTGTCGGCTCAATGCGAATGACGCGGCGACCGTCGCCAATGTCAGGCGGTGTTTTGCTTGCTGCCCAATCGCCCAAGGCGTTAAGCAGCTCGTCAGCTTTGAGCCGCTTGTCGTTGCTATTCCCCGGCTTCATGCGGTAAATAACCTTGAACTGATATTCCGCCTGATACCCGCCGAGAATGTATTTTCTGACGATGTACGCCGCCTGAATCGTGGACAGCGCCATTGCCGGAGTATCAGCGGGAAGAAATTCGAATCGAATCAAATCAACCGGCTTATCCGGGAACGTGTTTAACCACGCAAGCAGCTTGCGGGAGACCTGATCTTCCTCCGCCGCCGAAACCGTCTTTTTAACCTGTTCCAAATTTCTTCACCGCCTTATCTGCTACGCGCACCCACTTGTCAAGATTCTGCGCTTTCGATGCTTCGCACCAATGGGCTTGTGCTTGTGGGTGCGCCGTGTGGTTGAACACTAAATTGCGGTCAGTCACGACCTTTGTACCGCCTTTCGGCGCGTATGTGCTGCCGGTATTTGGGTCAACCATGACTTTCCCGTAATACAGGAATCTCGCGTAAGGGCCAGGGTAGATGATGTCGTTACCAACTACCCTTGTGCGCTGCGTTAATGAGCCTGTGAGCATCGGCACAAAAGGCTGAGTGTCTTTCTCCATCTGCTCGGCTAAAACGTGCTCGGCGCGCGTACAGGCCTTTGCAATGGCAGTCCTTACAGCGTCCATTCCATCAGTATGCACGGAAAACTTGATGCCCATTACGCACCTCCGACTTCCCAGTGCTGCATATCGGCGCTACCGTAGTCCATTGCATCAACCTTCGTCACGTTGTAGCAATCGTCATGGCTCAGAACGACAGTCATGTTGTCCGACACGAATTCGCCCTTTACAAAGCACGTCATGCCGCCGTTACCTTTGTATGAGAGCGTCCATAGGTTAGACTTGTCCGCCGCTTTAAAAAACGATTGCGGGCCGATGTAGGATTTCGGCTTACCCGTTACCCCGTCCACCGCTTCTACGGAGAACGGGATATACAGGTTTACAGCGTCAGCACCTTCAAGGCCGCTTTCGCGCACGTTCACGCCTTTAGACGCTTGGAGCATCACACCGCGCAATATCGTGGTGTAGGCCTTTTCGACCTCATCAAGAGTTGTCGGGTCGATCTCCTGCACGATGTTGTAGATCGTTACAGTGTGGGGAGCGTACATCTATACACACCTCCGCGATACAGCAGCCCGGTATGGGCAAGGTATTCCATGCACGTTTCTGCCAGCAGTTTCTTTGCCCCGTCCGTCGCATTGAGGGCAGACAAGGCAGTTTCACCGCCAGTTGCAAGTGTTCTGGAGTAACTTCCTACCGTTTCGCTTTTTACTTCCGCATCATTTGCCGCAGCATTAGCAAGATTTTTCATCGCCAGCGCTTGTGCGGCCTCGATGACCGCATACTTGTCAACCAGCGCACAGCAGCACATCTTTACCGCATCCAGGTCAGCGTTGTCTTGTGCTCTGTTGCGCGTGTAGTAGTCGAGGAAGGAGCTGGCGCGGACAACAAGACGCGGGAAGTCATTTTCACTCACAGCGCCCATATAGGTACCGGTGTAATATGTATAATCAGCGTATGTCATACGGGCCAGCTCCTTTCAGATTAGGAAACGGTAACAGTTGCAGTGCCGGTCTTCGTGCTGTCCTGCTTGGACTTGGCCGTAACGGTGATACTGGTCTTAGTCTCAGCGGAGTCGATAGTCAACAAGCCGTCTTCGCTGATCTTGGACTTCGTGCCATTCTGGCTCCACTCGACCTCGCCGTTGATAATGCCCTCGCCGGTAACAGCAGCCGTAAACGACTTGCTGTCGCCCTTTGCCATCGTCGCGGTAGCGGGCGAGACGGTAACAGCAGAGATGTCGCCGCCCTTGCCGTAAACAGAGAACGGGAACGGATTTGCCTTTTCCGCGTTGTAGGCGTTGATGGGGTTCGCGATCTCCCAGCCGAGACGCATGACTGCGCGTAGCGCCACCATGTCGTTCTGCATGAGGTTGTAAGTGATAGCCTTCGTGGTGGGGTCCTGAATAACGCCCTCGGTGAAGATCTTGAAGGTCATGTCCTGACGAATGGCATAGACAAGTTGGCTCCAATCGCCGACGATCATCTGAGCCTGCGCAGGGTCAAATGCACCGTTCATGGGAAAGTACATATCCATGCCGTCAAGACCGTAGCGGGTGGCGCCCTGCATATCGGACTTGAAAATGGGCTGGCCAGTGGTGTCCTTCAAACCGCGCAGCTTACCGCGCATCTGGATGGCGGACATGACGCCGTTGGGGTTAAAGCCGTCCAGCTCCACCTTGGCGATCAGCCCGTTCTCGCCCATGATATCGTCAAAGACGCTGGTCCCGACGGGCACACCGTTACCGGCAGCGATAGCAGCGGGCACAACGCCAGTGCGCCAAGTGCTGGGTTTGTTGGTGCCGAACAGGATAGCCGCGTCAATGACCTTGCCGAAAGCCTCGGTCAGACGGGGCTTGACCTCGCCCCAAATGTCATAGTCCGCATCATCGAGAGCAGCCTCAGGAATGGGGACAATAACAGCGATCTCCTCGGCATACAGCTTCTTCTTATCCCACGCCATCTTGGTGGTCTGCTTGAATGCCTCACCAGCGCCGCCGTCAGTGGCCTCGCCGTTGACGAAGTACGCGGAGGGAAGCGCGTCGAGCACGTTGATGGTCTGCGTCTTGCTGGACATATTCGCCAGTCTGCGGCCCATACGAAGGACGGCAGACTCGGCGATAGCGCCCTGCATGATTTCTCGGGTTACGGGTTCCGGGATAAGGCCGGAAAGTGCGGAACGATCAATACTTGCCATGTTGTATACTCCTTTTCGTTACTTGAGTGCGCCGCGGATCAGATTGTTCATCGCGGCATTGGTATCTGTTTTCTTTTCGCCGCCGCCAACAGCGGCAGACCAGTCGATTTTTACGCCGTCTTGAAACGCGGACGGATCGGCGCTGACTTGCGCCTTGTGCCATTCGTCAAACCCATCAAGCGCACCGTCCTTGATTTCAAGGTGCTTTGCTTTCAGGTCTGCCAAATATGCTTTTTCCGCAGCCTTAGAGCTGAACTTCACGCCCTTTTCGGAAAGCGTCTTGCGGATCACGTCTGCGTAGTCATAATCGGCGATCTTGGACTTATAGCCCTCGATCTCCTTTTTGAGCGCTTCCGTTTCCGCGCTGCCGTTCGCTGCAAACTGCTTGTTCTTCTCAACTTCCGCGTCCAGCTTGCTCTGAACAGTCGAAAGTGCCCTTGTGATTCGCCTGTCAAACTCCGCCTTATAGGTGGGGTCAGCCAGTATTTCATCAAAAGTCTTAATTTCGTCTGCCATTTTTAGTTCTCCTTTTATTCCCACAGCGTCATTCCCCGCTGCGTATTACAAAAAAAGAGCCAACCTGTACTCAATCCTTACAAGTTGGCTCCTATTGCCCTTTCCCGCGCCCTATTGCGTGGGAGTGCTGTATTTTATTGTTTTTTTGACCTCCAAAACGATGTACCCGTCGCCCTTGCGCCGGATTTCCACGTCGTTACCTCGCTTTAGAATCGCGTCGGTTGCCTTTTTGACTTCTTCCCAGTTCAATGCAGCACCTTCATTCTCTCCCGCTGCTCCGGCAGCCCTGCCGCCGCGCTGAACGCCTTGTATTTGGTGCTCAAGCGGTGCAGGCGTGTACTTAATGCCATCACATCTCCCTTCAATCCTGCGGCCCTATAAGCGGCTTTCTCGCGCTTTAGCTTGCGGATTGTCCGCTCTACGCGCCGTTGCATCTGTGTTGCTTCGTATGCGGTGTATTTCTTTCCGTCAAACTCGCAACCGAGATCATCATCAATATGGGCAAGCTGTTCGTCAGTGTATGTGCGCTCACTTACACCCTCAACCCAAACGTTTCGACGGTGGCGGCAGTTGGCTCCTTCCAGCCCATCGACAGCGCCGAGGCCGCACACTTCGTAAATGTTCGGGTAAATGTCATTTGCGCGAATACTGTAAACCTTGCCTTGCCAGTCCTTATGGCTTGACCACGGTGACGGACCCGGCTTATCTCTCGCGCCAGCGTGGGCGGAAACTTCAAAATACGGAGTTTCGAGATACTGCGCCGACTGCTCCGTATATTTAGCGCAAATTTGATTTACGCCAGTCATCACTGCTCTGCGCGCCGCCACATCAATTTGATCTCGATGCCCGCTCTCATAGTCGACGACTTTCAAGCCGCTGTCTGCAAGCTGCTTTACAACGTTTGCAATAGCCTGATTGTAGCTGATCGCGCCGCTCTGAATCTGCATTTCTGCGTTATCCAAAGCCCACTGATAAGCGCGCGCGGGCTTTAACATCGTGTTGCCCACAAGGAAGCCCATAGAAGCCGTTAAATTGCGGAATGTATCATGGGTCTGCCGCTTAATTGCATCCACTGTAGCCGCGTCTACAAGCGTTTCTGGCTGTGTTACATGCGCAAGGTCGATGACTTCGGTGTAATACTTCTGGTTGCGCTCTATAACATCGTCAAGCAGCTTGTTTAACTTTGTTTCGCTGATGCCGGTTGTCTTGCGGATTGCTTTCTCGATGTCCTTTAGGTCAATGCCGTGCGATCTCAGCGCTTGAATATCCTGCACCGTAACTTCATTGAGCTGATCTGCGAAGACCAATCGGCTGCATATCTCGTCAAGCAGCGTGATTTCAAGCGCCCGGAACAGTTCTGCCAGTTCTTCCGGCAGCGCGTCAAGTAATTCCGGGGTAAACGGATACCGGCTCATCTTTCACAACCCCAAAAGTCCCATTATTTTCTCCAAATCCCATCACTCTACCTCCGTTTCTTCCTCGGTCGTCATTTCCTGCATTTTTGGAAGCGCCGCCTTTGCGGTCGCCTCGTCTTCGTTCATCCACTTCATGCGGAACTCCCAATCGTTCATAATGCCCGCCTGCAAAAGCTGCATATCGCGGGAAAAATCGGTTTGCTTGTCCTCAATGATGCTGTCATCAAAGTCGATGGAGATTTCTACATTTTCGTCAAGCCCTGCGTTCATGGTGGCATTCCCAAGCCGGAGAAGAACACGGCACAGCTCAGTCAATGCCTGCTCAAGGATAATTTCATGCTTCTTGATCGTGCGGAACATGGTGCTATTCTCGCTAATGACCTGCGTCGCCGTGGCAATGCTATCTCCACTGAACCGATAATAGGTCTCGCCAAACCCGCACTTGCTGGAAAGAATATTGAGCTGGTCTTGCAACCCGACATTTAACTGCTGCGTTCTTAACTGTGGGGAAATTGGTTCGACAACGTTCCCTTGCTGCGTGTCCTCTGGGAGAAGGTAAAACCTACTATCGTTATTGTTCAAAGTCGGTTTCCCGTCCTCGTACCTTGTTGCTGGCATTTTTACCATTAGCAGCAACGCGCCATTGTCAAACTCGTTGCCATAGCAGTTAAACGCCTTGTCTACGCTTTCCAGCACATCAAGAGCATTTGCATAAACAGGGACGCCGACAGGCAAGAGATAATCAAAATTGTTGGCGATGTTCGGGCGATCTATCACAAACTGTTTTTCCGCGCTCCCTGTATGGACGACACGCGGGATATGCTCAAAGCCATCAACGGATGCAAGGTTAACTTCCGACAGCGTTTCATTCTCGTACAAATAAATGCTGTTTTCGATTGTGTATTTGCCGTTTCGCTCTTTTTTAAAGATTTGCAAGAACAAATACTGATGTCCGAACCGTGTTACAACACTATCAAATGCGCACTCTGTAATCACGCCATTTCGCCATGAAAGCGGGTAAATATGCTCCATCGTCACATAGTCGATCGCAATGTCTTCCGCACTTCCGGGAATCGGAGCGTCGTAGTCGTTTACTTTCTGGCCAATAACGCGCGGTACATATGCAACCGTTCCGAGCGCGGACTTCATTTCCTGCATTTCGTTTGCTTTTACGGTAAAGTTGTTTTCTTCCAAAATGCGGTCAATAAATTCCTGCTCTTTTTTGCCTTCAAGCGTGATTTTAACCTTTTCGTTCATGAGCAGATTTGCCCAATCTTCGCAGACTTTCTTTCCCATTCCAAGCGAAGACCGCTTCTTTTTCACCCACTCATGACCGTTATATTCTCGGTATCTGTGAAAATCCTTTACTTTCCCAACATACCAGGACTTCCAGAGGTCAACTTGGCTGTAAAACTCTTCCGGAATCGTCGTATAGCCAAGTTCTTTTAACTTTTGGATAACTGCACTGCTCATGCAATAACTCCCATTCTGCGGCTGACAGGCTCCAACGCATACCGGGTCGCGTCAATCAGGTGGTTGTTCGCGTCTGGGTATCCGCTGATAATGTCACCGTCTTTGTTTCGTTCGTATTCGTATCCAACAAATTCATCGTAAGCGTGCGGTGTGCGTCGCCTATCAATAACAATCGTTCTCCGCTGCAAAAACTTCATGCCATATTCCACAGAGCCGGGGCCTTTGACCGCTTCATACGCAGGTAGCCCCATTGCGCGGAGATCAGCAACGCTCTTCGGCTCGGCGCTGTCGCAGATCGTCCTATTGTTGTTATATCCGCGCTGCTTAATCATTGTCGCGCTTTGCTCGTTGGATAATTTGTTTTGATAAATCTCGTCTAACAGACATATCGTCTCTCTTGCCCGATCATAATGCAGCCGGATAAAAGCAAACGGGTCGGGGAACCAGCCAAAGTCCACCCCCTGATAGATGCGGTCGAAACTTTTGACTTCTTCATCTGTGATCTCCCGCAGTTCCAGCTTATCGAACACATTGCCGCCAGTTCCTACCGGAATACCGAGATACTCATGCTGATATGCGCGCTCGTCCGTTTCTTTCAGGTGTTCCGCTTCGGCAAGAAACTGTTCTCCCAACCACTCAGGCGGTGCTTGCAGATACGTTGACTTGTGGCACAGGCGGTCAGCCCGTTCCTCCAAACTGTCCTTGTTCGCCCAGTTATCGCGGCTGATTGGCGGGTTATAGCTCTCAAAGTTCCAGAACACCGAGCCACCGCGCATAGTGGACTGCAAGATATTTCGGATTTCCGCACGTCCAGCGAACTGGTCTTTTTCCTCAAAGTGCGTCACGGCGATATACCCAAACGGCACTTTGATAGATTTGATTTTCATGGGGTCGTCAGCACCGCGAAACATAATCTTCTGGCCTGTCGGCTTATAGATCAGCTCCATTGGGGAAACCTTTGCTTCCCAGTATGCCGCCATGCCCAGCTCACCAATTGCCCAGATATACTGTGCATAGACGCTATCGCGGATCGTGTTTGCCACCTTGCGCAGCACAAGCGCGTGCGTGTTTGGATTGTGGATCAACAGTAGCGGTACAAGCACCGACACGGTGGAGGATTTCAAAGAGCCGCGCCCGCCACTAAAATCGTAGTGCGTATGCCCGTGGTGGAACACATCATGCGCCACATCGTAAAAAGCCGAGCCGATTTTTTCTGACAAGAGAATATCAGACATCAATAACCACCTTGACGGAATCCGTGCTTATTTTTGTCTCGTTCACTTCACGCCAACCGAAATTGCAGCCAAGCGAAAATTTCGCGCCGTTTGCACCGTCTTTGTCGTAGAGCCGAGATTCGGCATATTCCTCGCATCTGGACTTCGCGCGCGTGACCGTGTCCGCGAATTCTGGCCTTGCCTGATAGTCCAGCAGCGCTTGTCTTCCTGTGAATCCAAGCGCCAATGCAAGCCCTGTGATTGTCGGGGGCTTTGCGTTAATGATAATCGGTATGCCGTACTTATCTCGCACAGCACAACCGTCATCGCCGATAAACGGCTCACCCTCACACTCTTTGAAGTAAGCGTCAATCGCCTTTTGCATCGCGCTTACGCTTTTCCATTTTCTTGGCGCTCCTGCTGGCATACGCTCACTTCCAATCCAAATAATTTGTTTTTATTTCCCTGTATCTTTAACACCGTAGCAATACTCATACCACATCAACGGCGTTTCTTTTTGCTGTTCTGCGTAGAGTGTGTCAAACATCTTCGCAATATCTTCGATAGCGTCGCCATACTCTTTGTGCAAATGGGTTTTGAATTTCGCAATGAGCCGCATATTGATTTTCATGATCCTATCTATTTCGTCGGCGGAATACGTTATCTTGTTGATAATGTCCTTGTGGTCGTCGTTCATTCTCCGTCTCCCTCTTGCATCTCTCGATCTACGGGCACCAGGCTCTGGAAGCAATGAAAGTCGTCACAATACCCACAGGTGACGGCAACGTCCTGATGCTCTTTGTCCTTGTGCAGCTTGCAGCCAACAGGCCCAGAAGTTACACGCTTGCCGTCAACTACTACTGTGCCGTGTTTGACATGGGTGCAGAAGTCACAGCATGGTGTGCAGTCTTTACCGCATAGAATCATTTGCCATCCTCCAAAATCCCGCTGATTGTGTCAGCATTCGCCTTGATGATATCCATCACGATGTCGGACTGGATATTGTGCGCAAAAACGGCCTTGTCCGTCGCGTCTGCATTATAATAGCCGGTGAACACCGTGCCGTCTGCTTTTGTCGCTGCAAAGCAAATACAGCAAGGGTCAATCCCTGCAATAGCTGCTATGCTTTCTTCAAGCCATTTGGCGTATGGCTGCTTTGTAATATCGTCCACGCCATCCTCCTGTTTTGCTACCAGCCCCCGCCCCTTGGCCTTACATAGCAGTCTTTCCCCGCCCGTATGGGCTACACTTGCCGCACTTTCAGGCGGGCGCTTTGCCCATTGCCAAAGGCAGCGGCTCTCCTCTTTTGGAGCGGCGAGACGGTATCGAGCCGCCACACGTCCGCAATGTTGCCTATAGCCATTGCTTTCGCTTCTGCTTCTGCACGCCGCATATGTCCACGCTGGGCCACATCGTTGAGAGGTGCGCGTGGTCCTGTTGGTGCCGCATGAGAGGTGCGACCTCTCGGCCCTGATTGTGGGCTGCATCGTGCGTGCGGCATTTTGCAGGGGCGGTGTGAAAAGATGAAAAATCACCGCCCCCGCTATGGCGTAGGAGGTAAACGCCATAAATGAGAGAACCGCAAAGGCTTTTACACCTCTGCGATTCTATTATCTCATAAGCAAATGGCTTTTTAAGGCCAACTTTTAATCATCGAGCAGCCCGTAGTTCCGTGCGACGCACTTGATAAAATCGGTATGCCATCGTCTCGCCGTTCGGTCGGAACAGTTGACTGCCATCGCCGCCCCTTCAAGCGTGTGTGTCTTGTCCCAAAAAACAAGTCGGATAAATTTCAAGCGTTCTTCGCCGTCTTGCAATCCCCCTGTTTCGCTTACCGCTTGGCTCACGGCGCAGCTTTCTTTTAACGGCACGCCGCGCAACCCCAGTTCTCGGTCTGGGTCGTAGCGGCGGATAATGGATTTTACATAACCCCACCAACTATAGCGTGGTTTACTCATGTCGTGCCGCCTTTCTCTTGAACCATGCCCACAGGTTCCGCCACGGATGGGCTTCTGTGTAGTTGGCGCGCTGCTCGGCGTTGCTCCATTGCTGATGCATAAAATCGCGTTCTTCTTCAACCTGTCGGCAGCCAGCCGTCATTCTCGATACCTCTGCATTCGCCCGCCCAAGCGCCGCCTCGGTGTCAGCAAGCTTATTTCGCAGCGCATCCGCGTCCGCTTTCAGGTTCGCGATCACGTTCTCGCGGGTGATGGCTTCGCCGTTCACCTGGCTGACCTGCTCGGTCAGGATGACGTTCTTTCGCTGCATCGCCGCCTTTAGATTCGCATATTCAGCAATCAGATCATTTTTCTCGTCGATGCAGTTTTTCATCTCGGTGATTTCCGCTTCAAGCGCCGTGGCTTCCGCCTGCGCGTCCTCCACCATCTTCGCCATCTGGTCTTTGGTGTACTTCTTCACATTGATGCTCATAACTTTGCTCCTTCCATTCGTAGCTGTTCTCCCCGTCCCCGGTCGCTCACGATGCTCACGACCTTACAATCGCCGTAGCGCTCAATGTCCATGGCGATGCGCTCCTTGATGCCCTGCGCGTCAGCGGCGGGGACGTTAGCTTTAATCGTGATCGTCAGCATATACGTTACCTTTCACGTGCTCTTTCCACCACAGATATTCTTTGCGCTCTCGTCGATATTCAAAAATCAGGCTTTCCGCCTTGCAAATATCGCGGAATCTGTTGCTTGCTGCAATCCATGCAGTCTCAACCAGCCACCATAAAAAGCATAACGCTGCAAGAATCGCTGCAATTCCGCCAATCGCTATAAAGAACATTCCAACGCCTTCAACAAAAGATTCCATTCGTTATCCCTCCTTCGGCTCGCCGTAGCTGCAAAAGTCGCCCGGCGTGATCTCCATATCGCTGACGTCGCAGATCAGGAAACCGTTAGCGTTAACTGTCGCGTTAACAAGATACTTGCAGTCCTTGCACCGAGTAACGACCACGGCATCAACGGTGGGAGCGTTGCCTATGGCGTTATGGATAAGCCGCAAAGCCGTACCACCAGTCACGCTCCATTCCTCATCGGATTGCTCATAGGGTTTAAGGTGTCCAAGCACCCAATCAGCGTCGATCAGCCTCATCGCTGTCACCTCCGTCCATCTTCGCGCCGCAGTAGTAACAAAACCGGCACTCATTCTCAAAGATTGCATCATGTGCATCATCGGTTGGGATATCCACGCCACAGTTTGAGCACTTGCCATCTACCCATCTTGCGTGCACCACCGGGGCCACGTCGGCTACGGGCACTTTTTGTAATTTATCAAACAACCAGTTTACCCGCATCACGGGTGCCATGCATGCCTCGCTTACCCATTCATTCGCAGCTTTCACCGCCGCTTCTCGATCAATGTATTCAGCCATCCTTGACCTCCAAATCCATCATCGCACCGCAGTGGGGACAAAAATCCGACTTCGCAGCATTGCCAATTTCGCAATTAGAGCAGTACTGGATGCCCCCAGCAATCTCACTATGGAACGGAATCCATCTTGCGTGCACCACCGGTGCAACGTCGGCAGTGGGAATGCTGTAAAAATCCTCTGCCGAATCGTTATAGGCGTCTGCGTAGATCCCGCTTTCCCCACCAAGCTCTTCAAATGCTTTTTGGCATTCTTCCGATTGCTCACGGATATAAGCAATCGCCGCCTTGCGGCTTATGTAGTCATCCATTGTCGCCCTCCAATCTGCGCCCGCAAATCGGGCAGAACTTGATCTTAACCGTCATACGCACCTGCTTGCCAGAACTGACGCATAGCTTCCAGCCGCCGTTAATGGGGTGAGACTGCGTTATGTGCGCACTCCCGATTCCCTCACGGTCCAAGTGCGTAATGTATCCGGCCTTGTCCTCATGGCAGTATTCACACACGTTCATCCCCGGCCCTCCTGTTCCATGCTTCGATTGCTTTTTCTTTGCTGGGCAGCCCAGATACTTTCATCTTCTTTGTGTGGAGGCCATCACCGGCCCTATATCTCCCACAACCGGCAGCCCACCCAAAATCTGCTCTATCGTAGGTATCGTACATATGGATGACGGTTGCAACTCCACCGCACTCAGGGCAAGGTTTCAATTCAAACATCCTTCATCGCCTCCAATGCTTTCTTTTGGTGCTCATATTTATTTAAACTTACGCGTTCAAAAAGAGCACGTTCTGGCGGCCATCCAGCCCTCAGCCTATCATATAACGTATACGGGTTTATACCTAAAAAGTCAGCCCACTCATGCAACGTCTTTTCGGTATCTATTACTTTAATTTTCACAGTCACTTCCAAATTGTTCGCCTGAGTTTTTCTGTCAACCCAACGACAATTTTCTGGGCAATAATCCCCATTATTATCTACCCTGTCAATGGTAAGGCCTTCTTTATACCCGTTCTCATCTGCCCACTTTTTAAACGCTAAAAAACTTTGCCAATCTTCGCATACCGAGATACCTCGGCCCCCGTATCGCTTATAATGCGTATCAGTCTTAAGGGCGCATCTCTTGCGCATAGCACGCCAGACGTTGTATAGTTTTGTTCCTTTCCCACCATGCTTATAGTTGCCATTATGCTCGCCAGACTGACTTGCGCTACCATGCGGCATATTACCCCTCCTTTGTTTTTAAGGCTTTCTCCGCCTCCTCGCTGGTGACGAATACAGTCTTGCCAAATGCGCTGGAATTGACCCCGTACTGTTCTCTTGATCCATCTACTGCAGAAAATACAATGGTCGTAACGTGGTTGCCAATGTTCACAAATTCTATCACGCATTTGCGGGGGTGCCGCATCCCATCAAGATTCGCCCACACTATATCGCCAACCCTGCGCGGCAGCACCGCCACGCGCCCGTCCTTGTCGGCCTCGGCCAGCTCCCGCAGGCGGTCATAGCTGCAAAAACTTTCCAAATCAGCAAGTCGCATAAGCTTCAGCGCGATCTCGTCCGCCTTATCCTTCGGCAAAACCTCCTCCGGCGTCAGCCCCGTGTCCTCGTAGGCTGCAAGACGCTCCACACACGTCTGTCTGTACGCGCTTTTTGCCGCACGGTCATTGCAATCATTGCCACCGTAGCAATCTGCCGGATAATTGTAATCCGCTGCGCCGCTTGCGAGATATTTTGTCAGTCTCTTCATCACTCCACCTCCTGCATCTTACTAATCACTTTTCGGATCACATCGCCGCCATAAGCGTCTTTTGTCAACTCCAAAAACTCCGTCAGTGTCATCATGCCATGCTCGAGGTCAACACCGTGGTCTCGGGCAAACTGCTTTCTGCCCATGTCACACGAACCGGTCAAGCGGTGATGCCAGTCGTAAAAGTACTGCGTCGGATACGTTCTTTCGCGGTCTGTCTCGCGCAGGAACGCATCAATGCGTTCATCTTCCGGCATATCCTCAAACAGCTTATCGCGCAAGGCTTCCATTGCTTCTCGCAGCGTTTCGCCGTGTGCAAAAACATTTTCTTGTTTAACGATATAGCACGGCGTGAGCGTCAAATCATTGTTCACGATCGCCCCGTGCGCAATGTTGCCGCACACGGAACGAATCAGCGCATTCACACCGTCAATTCGATAGATTGGGGCTCCATTGAAACTTTTAATGCCGGAGCCGTAGCCGTAGCCGGAGCCGTAGCCGGAGCCGTAGTCGGAGCCGTAGCCGGAGCCGGAGCCGGAGCCGTCGCCGGAGCCGTAGTCGGAGCCGTAGCCGTAGCCGGAGCCGTAGCCGTCGCCGTAGCCGGAGCCGTAGCCGTAGCCGGAGCCGTAGTCGGAGCCGGAGCTTACAGCCAGAAAGGCTTCGATCTTCTCATCAAGCGTCATCTCTTCCACGCCTTTACGCCTCGAAGCGACGCAGATGCCGCATCCGTGCATGGGATAATCTGGATTGCCCCCAGCACGGTCATTTCCGGAATTGTCACGGTAAATCGGCAGCCACCCGGCGTTTTCGTCCCATCCTGAGCGAGCTGCTCAACAGCGCACGCGCCTTCCCAGCTCCACAGCTTACGCACATCAGTCATGGTGATCTCGGAGCCGTTTCTCTCCTTGATCTTTCCGAAAAATACGCCTGCGCGGTCGCAGCGAACGATATAGTCCTGATTGTTGTTCATGATGAAATTCCTCCTGATTTTTGTTAAAATTTGAAGCTCTCTCTGATCTTGATTCCGTTCACCTCTGCCACCGCCGTAAAGTAGCGGTGGAGCTCGTTGATGTACACGATTCTGCCGTGTACGGTTTTCAATTTTTCAAAACTTCCCAGCCCGCTCGCGCCCTCAAAGGCTGCGGGCGTCCAGCTGTATGTGTCTCCGACGTTCAAAGTCAATACCTCACTCCAATGTAATCCAGCACTCGCCCGTAGCCGAGGCCCTTTTCATTTGGCTTCCACATCCCATCTGCGGGGTCAAACTCGCCACCGCCGATGCAAAAGTCATAGTGCTTCGGATGCGTGTGCTTCATGCGCTCGAAGCGATTCTCGCCTTTTTCGAGATGCGCACCGAACGCACAGAACATGCACCCCGTGCGTTGGCATCCCGTGCAGTGCAGCGGCTTTTCGATGAGCGTCGACGGATAATCATTTTCCCCGTCGCTCGCTACGATGTCGCCGTACACGCTGCAATACGGGATGTTTTCGTCCTTTAGGAACGCAAGCACGTCATGATCTGTCCAGAAACTCATGGGCTTGCTCATGGGGCGCTTGCCGTCAAAAGCGTTGCATCCCGTGCGCTTCCACTCTTTTTCTCTCTGCTGGCTCTCGCTCGCCATCATCGCGGTAAATGGCACACATCCGCTCGTAGCTTCGTATCGCTTGGCGGGCGTTTTTTTCATCACGTCGCAACACTGCTCGCTGATTCGGAACGGCGCATCCTTGAGATAATGCCACTTGTCCGCCAGTTTCATCGTCGAGCAGTACACGCCCTGCCGGTTGTATCCAGTCAGATACAGATTGACCGTTGCATCGTTCTGCCCGTGCGCGTTTTGTAAATCGCGGATAAAGCGCGCCTGCTTTTTCCCGATGACGGGATAACCGTACTTTGCTATGACCTGCCGAATGTTGAGCTTTGGCCTCAGCCGCACGAGCTGCACCTCGATCCGTGGAAACTGTTTTTGCAGCCACACCGCGTAATCGTTGACAAAGTGCTGGATCTCTGGATACTCAAGCCCCGTGTTGACAAATACCAGCGTCAGCGGATAAATCGGCGTGCGATAGCGCGATAGCTCCTGTGCGGCCAGATAGGCGAGCACGGTGGAATCCTTGCCGCCGGAGAACGACACATAGCACTTCCCGTTCCACGCGGTGTACCACTGATCGATCTTCTCATAGCTCAAGATTTCCTTGTCCTGCAAGTCGAGGGCTAAAAGCTGTTTCGCCGCCTCTTTAGGAATCGGCTGATTGCTATACCCGGTCATCCGCTTCCCCCAGCTTCATAAAGCATCCCCAAAAAGTCTGCGATTTTTTGCCGCTATGATGCCCGAAAAGGGGGCATTCTCCGATTGCTGCCCAAACATCTGCGGCGGGGATTTGCGTTTCTGACCACTTAAAAATCAGCACGCCGTCCGGTTTTAATACGCGCATACACTCGCGGAATCCGTCATGCAGCATTTCGCGCCAATTCTCGCCGAGCTTCCCGTACTTCTTCCGCATCCACGAATTTTCACCGACGCGCCGAAGGTGCGGCGGGTCGAATACGACCAGAGCGAAAGAATTATCAGGGAACGGTAGATCCGCGAAGTCGCACAGCACGTCAGGATGCACGATGCAGGCCCGTTCTGAATCTCTGTTGGTACTCTTCCAGACCCCCGTGCATTCCTCGTCCCGAACGTCGCAGTAAATTGCAGCAGGATGGTTCTTGTTGAACCAAATCGTTCTGCTCCCGCAGGTCACGTCAAGAATTTTCTTTGTCATCTTCTCCCCTCGCATTCTGCAAACAGCTCCCGGAACGTCATCCCCGTCAAATCTTCCAGCGCCAGCAGCAGCCGCACCGTTGCATCGCGGTCGCCGCGTACCCACGCCGACACCGTAAACTGCGACGTGCCGAGGGATTGCGCCAGTTCGGTTTGATTGTAGTCCGTCTTTTCCAACGCCTCCTTGAGCACCGGATAAACGCAGAACTCAAACGGCGTTTTCGGTCTCGCGATTTTGCTCATGCGCGCACCTCCCCGAAAGCCTCTTCAAATGTCAGCCCCGCCACCGCAAGGATCGCTTTAATCACGCGAATACTGAATTCGTTCTTCCCCGTTGTCCATCGCCACACGCAGAGCGGGGAAACGCCGAGTTTCTTGCTCAACTCCGGCGGTGTCATGCCAGATGACTGCAAGGCTTTCTTGAGTTGTGGATACGCCACCGTCTTAAACGGCACGTGGTTCGTGTTCTCACTCATTTTCCTGCACCTCCCCGAGCAGCGTCCCGACGGTCACGCCCAGCGCTTCGGCAATGTACTGATACGTCAGCAGGAAGCTCATGCACTTGCCGGTCTCAAGGTTTCGGATGCTGTTGCGCGATACGCCCGACTTTTCCGCCAGCTTCGTCACGCCAAGCCCCCGCATGGTTCGCCATTTGCGGATGTTTGCGCCGACTTCCTCCGGCGAAAGCATCCCATTCTTTGACGGCGGAGATTCCGCCAAAATATCACTTACGGAAATATTCAGCGCTTCGCTGATCTTGTACAGCGTCGGCAGCTTCGGGTAGTGCTCACCCTTTTCTAGCTTCCCGATATGCCCCTGCCCGCATTCCACCATTTCGCCAAGCCGGAACTGGCTGATGCGGCGCACTTCGCGAACGTTTTTGAGCCGTTCGCCCAGCTCTTTTTCTGTCAACATCTTTTCTTGCTCCCTCATTTCAGTCGTTGATAGCGCCGCGTTTTGAAATGGCGCGCGCTCAGATAGTCGTCTTTCTCCTGCGTTTCCCGCTGCTCTTCCTTCCGGACAGCTCGGTGCTTTGCGATATCTGCCGCGTAGTATGGGCAATGGTCTTGGCAGCCGGGATACCGCGTCGGCGGTAAGCAGGATTGGCAGTGCTCAAAGCTCATCTCTGTCCTCCACGCTCCTGATTGTTACCGCCGTAAACGGTTCTTCCATCGTGTAAATTTTTCTCCCGTAAACGCTATACACGGCAGAATCGTCCTTGTACGCATAGCCATTGAGCGCGTCCAGTACCGCCTTGATGATGTTGTCAATGTCTCCGCGCTTGAGATACGGGGCCAAATGCAATTTCCCACTTTTGCTTTTTGGCGTTCCCGATGGGATGGGGAAATAAGCATTTACCATGACATCCAGCGCTTCGCCATCTTCAAACGGCTTTTCGCCGCACTCGAGCCACGCCGCGCGAATCGCAGATTCGAAAATCTGCGTGCTTTTCGGCGTATATGCCCCATGCCTCGTAACGCGTGGTCTTCCCTTCGGCACGGGTCTCCCATCAACGGCAAATGTGACTATTCGTTCCATGTGTCAACCTCCCATTTCGGCAGCCGCCGCTTCCCACGTCAGCCCATGTTCTCTCGCATAGCGCGATACGCTCGGCATAAATGCCTCCTGTTCGGCTATCCGCTCGATGTATGGTCGCATCCACGCAACCGAAACGTGTGGGGAAGCGGTGCCCCTGATCTTTGCCAGCACTTGTCCGACCTTCGGGGGGAATCCCCTCGTGTCCTCGGCAATCAGCGCGTCCACTGCGTCCTTTGCCGCAGCAGGATCTTCCCCGCCCAGCATGTCCGACCAGAGGGCAACCATCTCTTCTGCTTCTGCACGGATCATCTTGGCATATGCCTGCGGATAAGCCTGTTTTAATCGCCCCAAAAGGCCAATTACGTCAGCTCTTTCCACGGTTCTTTTCCTCCTCAAGCATCTCGGCAAATACATCTCCGTAGACAAACGGCTTATTCTGCGGAGCTTTGCCGCCCTTGTCCTGCTCTCTGGAGAGCCACGAGGTGATAAAACGCTTAATCCCTCCGCGAGTTTTACGCTTGGTAGGGTTTGAATCGCACCACCCCGCCATGTTTCTGAGCTGTTGCAGAACGTCAACGTTCGGATAGAGCTGCGACCATTTGGCCCTGTCATTCTCCGACACGTCGAAAAAAGTCCCGTCATTCAGCGGCAAAGAAATCACCGGCGGCGCGTCAGCCGCTTGCGGCTCAGCGCAATATTCTTTCGGATTGGATTCGGATTCGGATTCGGATTCGGATTCGGATTGGATTAAGGCCGCAGATTGCGGCAACTCGCCGCAATTCTCCGCAGATTGCGGCAAATTGAAATTTTCTGGAGGTTCAGGATATTTCGGCTTGCAATCTCTGACACGTTGATGCTTGACCCACCCGGGGAACAAAAAGTAGGGCTTCCCGTCTACCGTATAGAGGGAAACGCAGCCTTTTGCCGCCAAAGCTTGGAGCGCAACATCGATATCTTTGATGGATAGCCTTTCCCTGAACGGGAAAACTCGTCCTTTTATAATCGCTGGGCGGGCATCTCCGCGCCCAGCATCATCTACTTGCGTAATCAATCCAACCCATAGCCGAAACTCGAAATCCGAAAGCGATGCTATTTTCTCGCTTGAGCATAAACTCTCTTTGATGATTCTATTCGGCATCTGCTCACCGCCTTAAAACGGCAGATCGTATTCGTCCTCGCTGACCTCCGCAAAGCCATCTGCTGTGTACTGCGGCGCTGGGGAATCGCTGCGCTTGCTGTCGCCAAAGTAGATGTTGTTGGCGATGATCTCCGCGTTGCGTCGCTTATTGCCGTCCTTGTCCGGCCAGTCGCGGACGGTGAGCTTACCCTCGACCACGACCATGCGCCCCTTGCCGAGATACTGGCAGACAAACTCGGCTGCCTGTCGCCACGCTACTACGTCGAGGAAATAAGTTTTCTTCTCGCCGGTTGCCTTGTTCTTGAAATCGTCATCGACGGCAACGGTGAAGCTCGTGACCGCCGTTCCGTCCTGCGTGCGGTGCAGTTCCAGATCGCGCGTAATGCGACCCATAATGCAAATTCTGTTCAGCATGATTCTTCCTCCAAATAGTTTTTTTTGAAAACTGCCATGAACGTGTCATGGCCATAAAGTTCTTCGAAACGCTTCTGACACTCGCGTTTCAGCCGCATATCCAGCGCGTGACCGTCTTTCCCGTGCACGCCGTAGTCGGCCATATTGTGCCAGTCGGCACGCAGCCACACCCAGCAGCCCCAAATATCGGATAGCTGCCGACGGCCACCACCATAAATGTGATGCCGCGCGAGGTTCGTCGAGAATCCTGAGATATAGCATTCTCTCTTGTCCTGCATGATGCTCTTAGTCATCTGCCCCATTCCTCCTTTAGTGCGTCAAGCTGTTGCGGGGTCAATGTCTCAATGCCAATCTCCTTGCAGTCCTGTACGATGTTGTCAATGAGGCGAGACATTTGCCTTGTGTCAAAGGTGGACGAGCCGTAATACAGCACCACGTTTTTGCATCCGTCGATTTTGCTATCCATCACTTCCGTCTGCCAGCCGATACCATTCTTGTTCCAGCCGTCGCATAGTTTCTGTACGGCCTTCTCGCGCACACAGACGGTTTCTGTGTTGCCGCCAACGTCCCTGACCTCTCGGCGGTAAATCTCACTCTTGGGCGTTCCTGTGGCTTCTGCAAGCTTGTCCAGCAACACCCATGAATAAGCATTGGCATCGAGGCTCCGTTTCTCGCGGTGCTTTTTGACGGTCACGTCAACGTCTACCTCGTGCAGCTCGTCATACAGTGTGCCGACGTTCTCCCGCGTAGCGATGGTGAGTAAATACCCACCATCGCGCGCAAGGGATAGATCATGCAGTCGGGCTTTCATTCGCTTTTCTCCTCGCCATCATGCACGCCCAGCAGAGCGGCGCTTTATAGGTCTTTCGCGCGTTTTCCGCGATCTCCGCAACGGAATAAGATTTGCCGCCGTGCGTCACTGGGTAGATGGGCTTGCCGCAGTCCTTGCAGGTGTTTTTCTCGACCTCGCGCTTGTACTGTTTATTAAATGCGTCCATCTCTTCCTTGCTCGGTTTCTTATCCTGCTTGGGTGGGTTTTCTGCTTTCCCATCGTTTTGGGTTCTGGTGTCATCAAGCGGGTCGCGGAATGTATCGCTTTCTGCTTCGCTATAAATGCCGGAATACGCCAGTTTTGATAGTTTCAAAACAACGCGGTCAAACATTCGCTTAAATGCCATGGCATAAGGGTAATCGTTCTTGCAGTTTTTCTGCGTGACTTCGCCCACCTCATATAACCCCTGGTCTTTATCGCAATAGGTAAACACCAGCGAGCCACCGTATCCGCATTTGTCTTCCGTCACGGATAAAGGATTAAAAGGCTTTTCCAATTTGTCGTTGATTTTCAAGCAGCCGTTGTGAGAGATAATCAGACCCGTGTACCCCATCTTGCCGCTTTTCGTCTCGTTCATAAGTATCCAGAAGTCTGCGGGGGATAGTCCATACTTACCGCTTTCGATGATCTCGCAAGCCTTTTTCTTGCTCTCTTTGTACTTATCGGATTGCCAAACTGGGATTTTCTTCCCTTGCTTTTGGCTGTATTCCTCTACGTTCTCGCCAAAGTTGTACTCCATCACTTCACCCCCATGCTCATGACCTGTACAAGCGTCGCACCGTCGATTTCAGCACCGTTTTTCAGCAGCGGGGCAAGGTCGGTCTTGCTCACCGTGGGGGCGTTGTAAGTAACCTCACCGTCGTGGCCGTTGGCGAGCATCCACGCCACCACCGCGCCCATGTCGGAGACCTCCACGCTGGTGGTTTTGCGATAACTGATGGAGCATCGGGGGGTGGAGAACTTCTCGCCGTTCAGAACAGAATCGAGATATTTTTTCTTGCTCTCTGCCGCGCGCTCTAAAGCCTGTCTGCGCGCCGCAAGGGTCTTCTCTTCTTCTCGGATCGCCTTTGCTTCGGCAACGTCGTTTTTAATCCAAAGCGCGATGTTCTCGATCTTCTGCTCCCTTGCCATGTTCAGCTCTAAGAGCTTTTCAACGTCAAGGATTTCGCCGGTCTCGGCATCTACACATTCCGCAAGCGCGGAATCAATCTGATAAAGGTTCATCTTTTACCTCCGTAATATTGTCTGTGCCACAGTAAGGGCACACGGTTTGAGTGGTAATCGTCCAGTTCTCATCGTCCAGATTTTCGCGGTATGCATAAAGAGATGGCTCTCGGAAATCCGCGCCGCACGATTCGCAGTGCATCATTCCTCCGACTCCAAATACACCATCGCGCTCTGCACGCCGAAGACGCGCGCCGCCTGATGGCTATTGAAAAACACGTCGATGTGGTTGCCGTTTACGCCGCCGCAGTCCTCGGCGATGTACTCGTGCTGCGTGCCGTCCGGCCAGATCAGCAGCACGCGCGAGCCGTAAGGAATAACCTTCGGGTCGACCGCGATCGTGCGCCCCTCGGTGGCCAGCGTGCCGGTTGCGGTGTATCCGCTTGCCCACTTGCCGCAGCAGCAGCGCCTGGGGCAATAGGCCGTCAGTGTAAATTCGCCGAGAAACACGTCATTGCAAACGGCGCTCTCCGTCGCGGGCTTGTCCCACGCGGGGTCATATTCCTCCGAGACTACCGAGGATCCCTCGGGGCTTGCATCGACCGCCTGTGCGCTGGTGGCGAGGATTGAGATCGCGATCAAGAGAATCGTCGCGCCCAGGCACGCCGCCGCAACCAGCGCCGATTCATCGGCCTTGCGCTGCTCTCTCGTGCGCTTGTCGTGCCATCTCATCGTGTCACCTCTTCCATCGTGATTTGTGCGGGTTTCTCAAATAGCGGCGCAAGCATTTGTTCCTGCGCTGCCCTGTAGAAATTCTTGTCGATCTCAAATCCGTAAGCATTGCGGCCCAGCTCATACGCCGCGCGGAGGGTGGTTGCGCTACCGGCGCATGGGTCGATTACAACGTCGCCGGGATCCGTAAAGACTTCAATCAATCGTTTCAGCACATTCACCGGCTTCTGCGTGGGGTGGATCTTGGGAATGTCCTTCCCGTCGCGCTCCCACTTCTGCCAGTCAAAAACCATCTTTCCCGTGCCGCGAATCGGTTTCCCATCTTCGCCGATCTCTCGACCGTTGTTGAATTTCGGGAGCTTGTCACGGTAAAGCACCACCGCGAACTCTGTCGCGCCTACCACTCGCATATTGGCTTTAAGCACCTGCGCGGAATAGTTTTTGCAGAAAAACATCGGGTAACTGTTCTTGAATCCGTACTGTTTTCCGTACTCCATGACGGTCTGCATCTGGTCAAATGCGCAGAAAACAAGCATTGCCGGGGCTTGGCCTTTCTCTTTTGGTTCTTTCTTCAAAAGGCGGTTGCAGAAGTGCATATACTCGGCGATCTTAAAATAGCCATCGGAATTGAAGAAACTGCTCTTTGCCTTTTTGCTCTCGCCGTTTTTGTTGTCGCCACCGATGTACCACGTCGGGTTACTGCCGTAGGCATCAGCGCCGATATTGTATGGAATGTCCGCGATCACGAGCTGCGCCTTTGGGATTCCGTATTTCTTGAAGTTCTGGAAGTTGTCATGGTACAGCTCGCACTTCACCCCCTGCACCCCCTATCGATGTAGGGCAGCAGCTCATACAGCACCTTGCCAACCGCGCAAGCGCCGATAACGGCGAGCCCCGTCGTGAAGTCGCAGCCGTTGAGCACGATCACCGTAGCGGCGATGCCGCCGAAAAACAGTGTGTCGATCATTTCGTGCCTCCGATCAGCATGAGCTTTTCCGCGTCCGTGAATTGCAAAACTCGGTCAAGCTCCCAAATTTCCTCTAAAGTCCAGCGGGAACGCCCCGCCATTCTGTTGCAAATTTGCGTTTCCGATAAGCCGATTTCCTCGCCCAGCTCCTTGCCGGTGCGAATCAACGCTCGTCCCATCGCGCCGCGCACGGCTCGCTCAAGGTCATTTCGCCGTCGCGTTAACTGTTGTGGCTTTAGCATCTTGCCTTTTCCTTTCTCTCGTGCTACAATAAGCACGGACACAATATCTTGTGGTAAGATTTGTCCCTTCGCCCTGTTCGGCCTGCAACGCTGAACAGGGCTTTTCTTTACCCTTTCATTCAATCGGCTCCAAGTCAAAAATGCTGTCGGGGTAAAAGCTCCAACTCCCAAATCGGGATTTGCTGCACTGTGAGTCATAAAGCCACTCATTCAGCTCGATTTTCTTGGAAGTCAGCGCCGCATCTTCCACGGCGTTTTTCGCTTCGTGCATTTCGATGTAGGCCTTCTGGCGGTTAAAGTTATTGATGGATTGTGGCGTTTCGAGCACGCCCACAAGGATAACCACTACCGCCGTGACTATGGCAATGATAGAGATTACTTCTACTGCCAACAGGCACAAAGAGAAATCTATCTTTTCCTCAAGCCAATGTGAAACGCAGATGCCGATGATGCCGGCAACGATTACGATAACCCAGTTCATGCGCCCTCCTTATCCGCTCTTGCAGTCTGCGCAGCTTCCGATGCCGCTCTGATCTCCGTTTCAGTCACGCCGTACAATCTGGTCAACGGTCTAATGTACTTTCTTGCGATGCCATTCACGCCGCGTTCCCAGTTCGACACAGCGGAAACCCTTACGCGGAGTTTCTTTGCTACGTCTTCCTGCCGTAAACCAGCGTTCTCTCGGATTCCCTTTAATTCCAAGCGTTCTCCCCTCCTTATAAAGTTCAGAACTTTATATTGACAAACGCAACCAACACCGCTATTATGTAAGTGTCAGCCAACAAAATATCGGTTATAAGTCCGCAAAAACGGGAAATCCGTTGGGGGCTTGGTTTTTTGTCGCCTTAATTAAGTTCTGTAAGGCTATTATAGACGAACTTTTTTCGTTAGTCAATACCATCAACGAAGAAAATTCGTTGATGGTATGCACAAAAATAACCGCCTTTAATTGGCGGTTTTGAAAAAATGCTTAGGCTATGGGAGTTTTAGATAATTTTTTAGGTCGCTTTGGGCTTTCTTGGAGTGGAAGCTATGAAGAATATTATGCGGAAGAACCGGAGCCAAACGATTCGCCTGCTAAATATGTTGAACCAAAAGAAGTTAAACCCACGCCTCCTTCAAAAATAGCAATTTTAGTGAATTCTCGTTGTGAGAAAGAGGTGCTATCTAAAAACGATTGGCTAAAAATGAACCAAGTCATTGAAGAGGGAATGACTTATTTCCCCTTTTTGCCATATCAAATTTGCAACTGCTCGTATATTGGCGAGAATAAGGCGTGGGCAGCGTACAACTTAAACAACAAAAGAACATTAAGCCTTGCGATAAATGAAATTAATTACCATCTTAGCACGTTGCATGATTTAGAAAAAGATGACGTAATTGAAAAAATAATTCCATCTGATTATCAAATAAATTTTAAGTCAATCTGCTTTGATTTTGGCTCTGTTCTTCATGCAGATGATTTACCAAGAAGTTATTTAATTTATGCCCCACGAACAAAAGCCAAAAAGCGCCCCCAATACCCTCTAATTGCATTTTTCAGTACCGTAAGAGATGGTATTAAGTCGTTTGACGAAGAAAACTATATTGGGGAACTTTATTATTCTGTTAACGGTGAACTTTCCAAAGCTTGCGTTCATTGTTGGAAACATGGAAAATTTGCAGAATTCAATTTTTCTGTTGTTGGTCGGTCATTTTTAATATCAACAATAAAGGCTATCGGAACAGACGGAAAGCTTTTCACGCTTTATGACTGCATGTGGAAGTTTACCGACTATGTTGATTTTTTGAATTAATCTTTTAGAGGTAATAACTGTGGCAAAAAGGGACGTTGTTTTTATTAATTATGAAAAAGCAGTATCTTTGATTAAAAAAATATATAGAAACAACACGATATTTTGCGAAGAACTAAATAAAAAGATGGGGACAACCAGAACAACAAAATGGGTTAGCGAATGGAAGCGGAATAGCAATCTCCCCTCTCCACAAGAAGCTGCCGTTATTTGTATTCTGCTTAAAACCACGCCAGAAGCCATTCTTTTGCACGAAGGGAAAACCCCGGAAGAAACCGCAAAGTGCTTAGAGGATATTGAGACGGTGCGGAAACTGGTCGAGGCCGAGCGGATAAAAGAAAGCACACCCGATTCGAAGACCGATGGTGAGGGCGTAAGTCCTACCGTTCAAGAGCTGTTTGATTTTATCGATACGGCGACAGACACCGAGTTGAATGAGTTGTTGCGCTATGCGCAGTTTTTGATGAGTAAGCGATGAATGATTGGATAAAAGATGGCTTGCCGACCGAGCGCATACGCGAGGAGGATTCGGCCGTTGGGCAGATGAAGCGCTTAGAAGAAGAGCGCATCAATGATTTTCGCAATTATGTTGCCTACCAACAGGCCGAGAATGACCGGAAGGAGAGACAGGCGGTCATTGATCGCCAGAAGCAGAGAAAGCACGACTTTGTCGTTGCCGGCTTCTCCAGTGTCACAAGCGTTTTGCTTACCTTGTTTGTTGAGCATTTTCATAAAGTTCTCTCCTTTGTTCTTTCGATTTTCTCCTGATCTCGCGCGCAGCAAGTAACAATGCGTTTTGCTGCGCGTCGCTCATGGTGAGAATTTTTTCTTTCAGTTTTTTTCGAATCATTGTATCACATTTCGCGTAATTACACAACATTTTGTGTCCCTCCAAATAATTATAGTAACGGCGCTATATGTCGATTATTGCACAAGCGTGCAACAGAAAATACAAAACCAAAAGGTGGTGTGCCAAATGGCGAAGAGCAAAATCCCCGGCCTGTCATTTAGTTGGAAGCGTGCGCTCGGAATCACGAAGATGAAAAGGAAAATTTCAAAAGCAACTGGGATCCCAACGACCAAAGCAGGGCGGCAAAGAAAACTTGGCAAGCTCCTTGGTATGAAGTAAGTGATAAGCCCTCGCCGCCTCTGCAACAACGGCGAGGGCTTTTTGCAGCCAGCGGGGAGCGGTCGCCGCTGCTTGTTTTCACCGTACAACACCCAGCACTGCACTTTCAAGACTTGGATTCGACACTTCGACAGCGTCCGACATATTTCATTGCTACAAAAAAGTGCAACATTTGCACTGAAAGGATATGATGTTAAGTGAACATTCAGAAACGATGTCAGGAGCAAAAAGACTTGTTAAGACTAACGCATCAAGATATTGCCGACAAAGCAGGCTTACCGTTGCAAACAGTAAAAAATTTTTTCTCCCGCGCATCTAAGTCCCCATCAGTTTATACGGTCGCTGCGATTTGCAAAGTGCTTGGCATATCCCTTGATGAATCGTTCGGAATTTCCGAACACTTGACACCCACCGAGGAAACTTTGCAAGCGCGCAACGATGAGCTGGAACGCCACGTTGACGCAAAGGCCGACACGATCGAGATCATGCGGCGCGGTGTCCGTATCCGAAACGTCGTGATTTTAATTTTGTTTATCATGGTGGTGTTGCTGGCTGCATGGTGCTTGTACATTGATCTGCACTGCGCCGACTATGGATTTTGGAGGGGGATTTGATGAAAATACCAAAAGCAAAACTGCTGCCATCTGGGAACTGGAATGTCAGCGTCATGGTAGACGGAAAGCGGGTGTCCGTCACAGCTCCTACCAAGCGGCAAGCGGAAAATGCAGCCGCCGCGTTGAAGTCCGGCGCGAAGTCTGCTGCTCGTGCGTCTGAGCGAACGGTTGGCGATGCTATCGACCGATATATTGACAGCAAGGACGCGATACTCTCCCCCTCCACCGTCAACGGGTACAGAAAACTGCGCAAGGTGGTTTTCCCGGAGCTGATGAGCGTTAAGTGCTCCGCGTTGACGCAGGATCGCGTGCAGCGTGCCGTGAATAAGATGGCGCGGGAAAAGTCCCCTAAATACGTCCGCAATGCTTACGGCCTGTTTACGGCGGCGATGTCGGAGGAATGCCCGGATAAAGTGTTCCGTGTATCTTTGCCGCAGAAAGAAGCGCCTAAAATTAAAATCCCTACCATGGAAGAAATTAGAATCCTGCATGAGGATTGCAAAGGCACGGATTTTGAATTGCCGTTTCTGCTGGCCGTTTGGCTCGGTCTTCGCACATCAGAGATCAGAGGTCTGACATGGGATTGCATTGACGGCGATATTCTTACGATTAAGCAAGCGATGGTAGACGGTGAGGACGGCCCGCAGCTCAAGCAGCCAAAAACTTACAGCGGCAACAGAAAACTAAAAGTGCCGCCGTATATTATGGGGCTACTTGACGCAACACCGCACACAGATGAGTATATTGTCCATGCGACCAGGAACGTCCTGTATAAGCATCTGCAACGCGCGTGTGTTCGCTGCGGAGTTTCGCCGTTTCGCTTCCACGACCTGCGCCATGTAAACGCATCGGTTATGCTCAGGCTCAATGTCCCGGACAAATACGCAATGGAGCGCATGGGGCATTCCACAAACAACATGCTCAAAAACGTATATCAGCACACCATGGATGATAAAGCCGTAGCAGTGGCAGATGCCGTTGACGGCTTTTTTGAATCCGAATTTCATCTGTAATTTCATCTGCAATTTATCTGCAAAAACACTGTTTTAACGGAAGATAACTTGCAAATATCGCAAGTAATGCGTAAACAGGTAGGCCGAAAAATTCTTGCGAATACAAGAAAAACCCCGCAGCCGTTGAGACTGCGAGGTTTTTTTGTTGGTGGAGGCGGCGGGAGTCGAACCCACAACCGAAATCGCAAAAGCATTGATATTGCAAGGTTTTTTGTAACTCATCTGCAATTTCATCTGCAATTTACTTTTCCAGTTTCCGCATAACGCTATTATAGACGCGCTCGTTTACAATTTTCAAACTGTCCATCAGCTCGTCCATGATTTCCCACGCCTTGTCCGGTGGAACATCTGCCACTGCGCGCAGAAAATCGCTGTCGTTGTATGTTTCGATGTTGACTGGCGCGGGCGCTGCGGAGTATGCCATTGGCAAAACCCTCTCTCTGCTACCGCTTTGCTGGTCACGGATGGCATACAGCACGGCAAGGCGCTCATAGTTTGTCCAGCTTGATTCTTCCGTCTCGAGGCGAGCTATCCAGCGATTGACCTCATTTTCGTCGACCATAGGGGTGCACCCCCTTTAGCCCTCGATCGTGTCCATGCAGCGCTGGATAGCTCTACGGATGCTTTCGTCGTCGGCGTTGTCCAGCATTTCCTGCAACTGGCGTTTCATGTTGTCGATGCCGCCGTCACGGGAATAGTGGCCGCGCACATAATGCGTGCCGCGTCTGCCTCTGCCGCGCATATCGTACTCATCGCGGCGGCTGGAATAGCCGTCATCTTCCATCGCTTCGATCTTGTCGATGTTCTTGATGGTGTCAGTCAGCTTGTGCGCGATGTCGAGATCTCCCGCGCCAAGCTCACCCTTGCGAGTAATTTCTTCCAGCTCCTTGCAGAGCATATCGCGCAGATCATACATAGATTTCATACCCATTGTTTTTCTCCTTTCAGCTCACGCGGTCGACGGTCAGGTTGCTGTTGGCAAAGCTGACCGCCTGCGCGCTTGTGTTTTTCGCCGCTACCGTCACGCAGCAGCCGCGCGGCACTTCCACGATGGCGCTGACGTAGACATTAAAATAGTTTTCTACCGCAGCGGGCGTGACGGTCGCCGTAGCTCCGTTGAGCGCTTCACCGTTGACAGCGAGCGCCGTTGTGATCGCGCCTACCGTTCCGCCCGTGGGGACGGCGATGTTTGCGCCAAAGCTCACCTTAAAGCGCGCCTTGCACTGCTGCGTCAATCCGCGCAGGGTGACAAGTCCGCTGCCCTCGCGGTGGACGATGCAGGGCTTGCCGCAAGCCGCCGTGGAGACCATCGGCACATTCTGCCCAGCAGGAACAGTAACAATGCCAGCGGTAACGTATTCAGCCATTTTTCTTCTCCTCCTTTTTCCAAGTAGTTGCCGCAAAAGGGGGAATGAAGCCGGATGCAAGTACATCTGTATAGCTTGGCTTGAAGAGAGCGTCCGCCTTATGCAGCAGATCGGCATAGTTTGTAAGTTCGACCATGCTCATTTCGGACTTATCCATAGCGGCAAGATGGTCTACAAATTCTTGTTTCAGCTCGTCAATCGTTTTCATGAGTTCAGTCCTTTCTAAAGGGGTCGATTTCGACCCGGTTAAAATGCAGCGGCAGGGCTATTGCCCCGCCGCGTTTGTCGTAGTATCGGCACGGGGCCGAACATTTTGTTGACGTCAACAAAACATCGCCAACAAAAAGCTATGCTATGCAGTTGTCAGCAGCCGCAACCCTGATTGCAGCCGCAGCCGCAACCCCCGTACTGATAAGGTGCAGGAACCGCAAAAGAAGGAACGGGGCGCGGATTGTAATACGCGAACTGTGCGCTAACATAGTTGCGCATATCAAGCGTCTGAGCAGACTGAGAAGCCGCGAGGTCAGCAGCAAAAAGACGCTGGTTCTGTTCAGCAATCTTCGCGTCCTTCGCAGCCAGTTCCTGCGCGGTCAGACGCTGGTCGATGCTACGGAAGCCGCAATTCATCGCGTCGATGATGTCGCGGGTATTGGTCTGGAGCTGATTGCGCGTGTCGCAGCCCTGCGTCGCCATGTCATAGCGCACGCCCTCGATGCCGCGCTGGGTGTTGCAGCAACACTCAGCGGCCTGCATCTGCATGGCGTTGAGCTGCTGCATAAGCGCCGCCTGCTGGTTGCTGCGGGAAAGCTCGGCCTGTGCAAAGCCGTTTGCCATCGCCATGTTGGTGCCGTTGACAAGCTGCGCCTGCTGGTAAAATCCGTCGCAAAGGCCCTGATTTACACTATCGATCTTGCGCTCGACATTAGCAAAATCAGAGGTCAGCACATAGCCGTCGACCACGCCGCCGGAATTGCCAGCGTTGTTGCCGAATCCGTTGCCCCAGCCACCAGCAAAAATAAACAGGAACAAAACAATGAGCCACAGAGCGCCGTTGTCGCCCCAGCCGAAACCGCCATTACCGCCAGCATTGGTGGGTGCCACAGGCATGGTCAGCATGGGAGCGCCGCCATCGGAAATAGACATAAAATCACTCCTTAAAAATTTTTATCAAATCGTGGCCACGATGTTGATTTTGCAAAAAGTTGAGCAAACACTTTGCTTAAATCTTGTTTATCGTTCAACCGTTTGGTTGATTCTTATTGCAACAAATCAACTGCGTAGTTGATTTATTGCATCAGACTTTGAAACTGCTTCGCCATCTGCTGCAACTGGTTAAGCTGCTGCTGGTTGAGCTTACCGCTCTGCAAGAGTTTTTCGACCTCCGCTTTTGGGTCGCCCTGAAAATTCGCCTTGAACTGCTGGAACTGCTGCATCATTTGCATAAAGCCGTTCCCACCGCCGAGCGCACCGAAAAAAGGATTATTCATCGTCATCGTCCTCCTTGCGCTTCTTCTTGCCTTTCAATTCACCCACAAGCGCCGCCAGCGCGTCGAACTCCTTGCGGGTGACGAATTCCACGCCCTTTTCCTGTGGCGCTGTACGGGGCGTTTCTGCGCGTTCTACGAGGTCATAAATCTTGAGCGTCGGCTTGCCGCTCGCGTCGGACTGTTTGAGATACACCGTGGGCGCGGAGCTATCCCAAAGCGCCACGGCAGAGTTAGGCGCGATCAGATAGCCCCTTGCCTCCTGCTCGCCATTGACCCACTGCACGCCGCCCTGCGCGATGGGGTTCTGCTGCACTGGCTGCGACATAGGCTGCTGCATGGGCTGCATCATCTGTTGCTGCCGCATCTGCATCAGATTGTCCGGCATCGGCTGACCGTAATAGGGGTTAAAATAGGGATTGTAAGCCATTTCTTATTCCTCCGTTTCTTTTACCCAGTAATAAAGCGGGATTTCGTTCTCGCTGTTCCAGCTATCGTAAATCACGCCGTCTTGCACGCAGACCACATGGCCAGAGAGCGCGAGAATATACGTCCCGCGCGGGTGATCGTCGGCGAACCTACCGACGGTATAGCAATCGGGGCAAGTGTCCGGTATGATATATCTCCGGTAGCCTAAAGACCGCAGATACGCGCCCCAACAGGCGTTTGCATTGGGCAAGTCGCCGTCTAAGTACCCCCGTATGCAAAGGGACAAATACACCTCGCCCCAGTCCTTCCCCGTCGCCTTGCAGATCGCGCGCACGGTGCAATCGGACACATTACGCCCAGCGGGATTTGGATTGAAATAGCTATACATGGAATAGCTCCGCGAAATAGACGTAAGTGCGCAGCTCGTCAGGGTCGGGGAACAGCGTCAAAATGTCCATTGCCATCTGCTCGGTAAATCCCAAAGCTAAAAGTCGGTCGTACATCGCCGCACCTCCTTTGTTGTTTATATGGTACAAAAAAACGGACGCTCAAAAGCGCCCGTAAAGTGTAAGAAAAGTGTAAGGGCCTCACCATTACGGCAAGGCCCTTCCCTGCGTGATTTTGTTGTATGCCCGTCTTCGGTATTTCTTGACGGAATCTGTCGAAATGTGCCGCTCGAATGCCACCTGTACGCAGCTTTTCCCGCGCACATCGCACTCGATGATACACGCCGCCTCGTCGTCGGGCAGCTCAAAAGACAGGATATATGCAATGGCCCTTTTGGGAGCCATTGAGGATAGCTGTGCTCGCATCGCTTTGTGTTGACTGTCCATGCCCCGTGTGGGACGTTGCAGAGCGCTTGCGCGTGGCTTTCGCCGTCCGTGCTCCTTCCTGTGCCCAAATCGGGCACCGTTATTTTGTCGCTCTCTGGATCATCGTCATGGCTTCCTGCCGCGTGATAAGCCCCTGCGGGGCGCTGCCGTCCGTGATGCCCGCAGCCTTTGCCGCCGCCCAGTCTTTCGCCGCCCACGTGGAGACGGGCTTCGTGCGCAGCTGCGCCAAATAGCTGTCCATCATCTTGTTAAACGTTGCCTGATCCATGTACTCCTCCATTTCCGGCGGGTACTTCCCCGCCAAAATCATGCTCCCTGTGTATCGCATATGGCCGTCCCATTGGAAATGCGGCTTGTCCGGGAATTCCTTCCAGTCACCGCCCCACGAAAAGCCGACCTGCTTGCCGATCTGCCCGCAGCGGGCGAAGAACGACGGATCGTCGTACTCATGCCCCTTGACGTTTTTGCAGATGTCGAACGCCAGCCCAGCCTTGACGCCGTGGAACGTCGGGCGCGTTGCAGTCTTTGCCGCGTAGCCGTTCGCGGCAAGATAGCGCTGATACTCGTCATCTCGTACTGTCTCGGTCACAAGCACCGGAAGCCCCGCCTCCTTGCAGAGGGAGAGGAAGATGACGCAGTTTGCGCGCACATCCGCCCGCAGATCGGCAATGTCACGGCTGTGATACATTGTCTTCACCTCCCACCGCGTCCTGCACCTTCTGGCTCTGCGTGCCGAAGTAAAACGAGATGATGACCGCATAGATGGTCATAAAGTCCTGCGAGATGTTGCCCGTGACCGCCATGTACGCGAATACGCCCGTCAGCACCAGCGTCACGATGCTCTTGACGCTCATAAGGTTTGCGATGCGCTTGATAATTCTTTCGTTCATGTTATTCGTCCTTTCCCTTGATTTTGATTCCTGCCAGCAGCGCAAGCTCTGCCGTCCACGCGGCGAACCATGCCACCGTCAGGCTGTCCGGCACGGCCTTGTCAAAGGCCGTCAGGATAAGCGCCGCGATGCAGTACCAGCAGAGGTTCACGACCGCTGCGATGAGATACTTGTCCCGCTTTCGGAGTTTCTTCATGCCACGCCCCCTGCGATGATCCACGCCACAAACGCACCCACCAGCGCCGCAAGCAGCTTGTCCACGATGCTGTCCCACCGTTTCCCGGCTTTTCCCGTGATGGTCTTCACGTCCTCCTTGATCTCCTTGACGTCGCCTTCCACGGTCTCTTGTTTTGTGGCCAGCACCTCGACCGAGGTCACCAGCCTGTCCAGCGCCACCTGATGTTCCGTGAGTTCGTTGATTCGGTGCGTGTTGCTCTTGCATCGGCTTTCGATCAGCGCGATCGACGCGTCATCGTAGTGCTTTTCATTATCCATATCCCGCTCCCTTTCTGCGGCGTATTACGCCGCCTTGAAATAATTCCCCACCAGCTCGTGCGGCAAATACTGCAAGACGATCTTTCCGCCCGCGGCCTCGCCGGTACGCTCGCAGAGGTACACCTTTCCATCCTCACCGTCGAGGTAGTACTTGCCGTACTCGTACTCCATGCCGCGGCTCGCCGGGATGGGGTCGTCCTGCGTGCCCGCGTGCTCGGCGTCGATGACCGCCCAGAGGGCTGGGGTCTTGTCCGGCGTCCAGTCGGCCTGAGATGTATGCGCCTGACGGCACTTGTACACCTTACCGCCGTAGCTTCTGCGGTCGCCTTCGCTGTACTTGACGGGGTACGCCCATGCCGTGATGAGCTCGGGCACGGTTGCCGCCGCAGCGTCGCTCAGGCTGACTGCCGCCTGCTCGATGATGGGGCGCAGCTTCACCGCGCGGGCATATGTGACCGGCTCACCCGCAAGGGCGGTGACGGTTGCTTTGGCGCTTTCCGTTTCCGTGGGCTTGCCCATCTTGATAGACACCGTGCCGTCGCGGTGGTCGGTGATCGCGCCGCTCAGGCTGTATTCGCTGTTGCCCCACTCGTTAACGACCTCCTCGGTCTCGCCCGTGGGATTGCCGTCGTTGTCGAGCTTGTTTACCGTCTCGTGCAGCACGATGCTCCACGGCGTGTTGTCGGGCAGCAGCGCCGCCGCCTGCGCGTAAGGCATAGTGAGATGCACCGTCTGCGTCTCGCGCATATCCCAGTTTCTATCCTTGTAGTTGTAGATGCACGTCGCAGGGTACTCCTGCCCGCCAACTTTGATAAATTCTGCCATGTTGGCCTCCTTTACACAATGGTGTTGGATTTATCCAAATAGTAAGTGGTGTTGATTTCAGGCGTGCCAGCGAACGTGCCTCCCGTATTGGCAAACATACTATTAAGCGCATTTGGAGCCATTGCCCCGGTTCCGCTTTTGGGGATGCGGTACGGCTTGGTATATGTTTCGGACATTGTGGTAGATAGGTTGATTTTCCTGCAACCTCGGAACATGTAGGAGTAGCAGTAGTTCGCCAGTGTAGTTGCGGGCAGCGCCGGCGCTGCCGTAAGGCTCTCGCAACCATAGAACATGTAGGAGTAGCAGCTGCTCGCCAGTGTAGTTGCGGGCAGCGACGGCGCTGCCGTAAGGCTCGTACAACCTCGGAACATGGAGCCGTAGCAATACTCCGCCAGTGTAGTTGCGGGCAGCGACGGCGCTGCCGTAAGGCTCTCGCAACCATAGAACATGTAGGAGTAGCAATACTCCGCCAGTGTAGTTGCGGGCAGCGACGGCGCTGCCGTAAGGCTTGTACAACCTCGGAACATGTAGGAGTAGCAGTAGTTCGCCAGTGTAGTTGCGGGCAGCGACGGCGCTGCCGTAAGGCTCGTACAACCTCGGAACATGTAGTAGTAGCAGTAGTTCGCCAGTGTAGTTGCGGGCAGCGACGGCGCTGCCGTAAGGCTCGTACAACCGTAGAACATGGAGCCGTAGCAATACTCCGCCATTGCAGGACGATTCCCGCTTTTTACGGACGAATAATCTAATAGGAGGTCGATATCCCCGTTGCAAGCGATATTCGTTCCGACAATGCTCCATTTTGCGCGGGAAGAACTTACTCCGGTTATTTTTGAATTCCCTATCCCTCTGAGATAAATGTAATGATTGCTTTCGATTTCACCAGAAGCAATAGCGCTGCCATCCCATGTTTTCCATCCGCTTCCGTTGGTATATTCTAATTTGCCGTCCCAGTTTTTTGGCGCGGAAATCGAAAATGGATTTGCCGATAAAAATTCCAATGCTGTATCGAGGTCATCCGGCCACGTCGCGCGCCGTCTCATCCTCGGATAATTTACAATCATGTCATCTCCTCACGATACAAAGCTGACCGAATGGATGGACACAAAAACCTCCACGGCTGCCGTCGGGATCTCGTCACACTGGAAGGTCAGAGAATCCGCCCCATGGCCGACGCACTGCACATAGCAGGCATTCCACGCGCTGTCATAGCTTTCATCAACAGGGGAGCAGATCACCTTCTGCTTTGTTCTGTCGGTGAGAACGCCGGAGACCGTAACGGTCTGCTGCTTGGTATTGGCGTTCCATCCTGCTGTGGTGAGCGTCACCTTGCGCATGGACACGGGGGATGCGTAGTCCGTCTCGGGTGTGGCGGCCACAATCCCGCCCGAGCCGTTGCCCTTGAGGAGGGAGGTGGTGGAGGGGACAGTTGGGATGACCGTCGTATTTGGGAGCGCGCCTACCTCAGAGGCCGTATAACTCGGTTTAGTCGCCGCCTTTGCCCATTCGGGCACGGTTGGGTCGCTCTCTGTGTAGCTTTGCAAAGCACTGTCCGCCTTGCCCAAACTCGTCTGCACGTCTCTTGCAAGGTCAGATTTTGCGACCGTGCTCTTAAATGCCAAACTGCCGAGGTCTGCGAGCCACTTTGCGATTTTGCCAAATAGCACGGAGAGCTTTTCGCCCGTTGCAATGTTTGCGCGGGTGCTCGCCGTAGTGAACGCCGCCGTGACGTTACTGCCGTCGCCGGTCTTGTCCAGCTTGCCGGAAATGTCCTGATGCTGCGTCAGATAGCCGCTATCGTTGTCGAGCTGCGAGGTTTTTGTCGGGATCAGCCCGCGAATGTAGGGATGTGCCGTCTCGCTCTCGTTGTGCGCTTTGATCTGCGCAGACACATCAGGCGTAGGGATTGCCCCGATAGCGTCATCCACATACTTAAACACGTCCTGATGCTTACCCTGCGGGTCGTAGATAGAGGCCAGCATATCACCCGCGCCCGTGCCGTTGGCGCCGTTGTAGACCGCAAAGTCAAACGTCGTGCCGTCCGTCAGGGTGATGGTATAGACGTCGCTTGTGCCGGGGGCGTGTGTGCCGCTCTTGAGCGCGATGTCAGAAATGCCGTTGCCGGTTGAACCCTGCGGCCCCTGTGCGCCAGTGCCGCCGCGCGGCAGGCCGAAGACCAGCTTGTAAACATTGTCCACAAGAGATTTGCTCACCGTCGCGGGCTTGCCCGTCTCAAGCGTCACCGCCTCGACGATCATGTTGACGATGGCGTCGCGCGCCGCCTGTGCATCAGTTTTCGCCGTCTCTGCCGCCGACTTGGCGGAAGCAGCGTCCTCGGCGCTCTGAGCGGCCTGTGACGCTTTCTTCCCCGCAGAGGTCGAACTACCCGCCGCCGCGTTCTTTGCGCTCTCAGCGGCTTCCTGTGCCGATTCCGCCGCCGTCTTAGCGGCCTGTGCTCCGGTCTGCGCACTCTCCGCCGCTTTCTGCGCGTTGGCCGCAGCGGTCTGCGCAGCCTTTGCCGCCGTCTCAGACTTTGCCGCATTGGTTGCCGCCGTCTGCGCGGCCTGCACCTTCTCGTCAACGCCGGTCGCAGATTCAGCAGCCGCCACCGCAGAAGATGCCGCCGCCTTTGCGGAAGCATCCGCCGCAGCAACCTTGTCGTCGATGCCCTGCGCAGCGCCCGCGGCCTTTGTTGCCGATGCAGCCGCCGCGTCAGCCGATGCCTTGGCGCTGTCAGCGTATTTCTTAACCCCCTGCACCTCTGCCGCAACGGAATCCTTGGCATACTGCACGACCTGCGAGCCTTTCAGTTTCTTCGCCTCGCCGCTTTGCTGCAAAACGAAAAGGTCTTCGCCCGTGATCTGTGTTGCTTGGGTGAGGTCAGAAATTGCTTTATCAGCCATCAGTTACCTCGCTTTCTTGCTCGAGCTTCGTCTTGCCCTCTTTGGCGGGCGGCTCTGCGGGGACGTGCGCCGCCTGCTGGTCAAGCCGCTCGAGGATCGCATATGCCTGCCTCAGCTCTCCCTTGACCTTTGCCATCTTCTCCGCGTCGTTCGCGGAGATCATCACCAAGGACAGCGTATTAAATGCGCTGTCAAGGATCTGCATTGCCTGCTTTGTCATAGTGCCTCCTTATCCCGATTCCCACCAAGAGTCGGTGTAGATTTCTGCGTTGTAGGGTCTCCACGTGTCCGTGTAGATGTATGGCGTATACGCTCGCCACATATCCGTGTAGATGTACACAGCGCCGCCCGAAGTGCCGCCGCCCTCTGTGGTAAACGATCCGCTGTCGGAATAGCTGGTCTCCACCCATTGATTGAGGTTGGTGTCCCAATAGCAGAGCACTGCCTCCCAATCGTAGGTTTCGCCGGGGGTAAGTCCGTCGAACGAATCCGTAAACGTGTTGTTCGCGCCGGAATCCTCGTTCGAGGTCAAGTAATACCCGTACCCCAGAATGCCGGTCACGTAGATCGCACGCGCTCGGTCGTGGTAGCTGTCTCCGTAAAACGTGCCGTTGAGAACGGCTGTCGTCGATCCCGTCGCCGTAACACTGACGCTAAAACTTGCCATGCGTCACCTCACGGAACGGAGGAAAAACAGTTTTCCCCAGTTGCCAGCCGGTAAGTTATCTCCGTACATCTGGCTGCCGATATACAGCTCGCCGCCGCCGAGCGACACAATGTTGTTGGACAGCGTGATAAATCCACCGTAGGCGCCGCTGGCTTTCAGGTATACGTTAGTTGCCGATTCCAGCTTGATACCGCCGTAGATAGTCTTGATGCCGATGCCATAGTCAACGGTCGTCTCGACAAGCGAAAGTTCGCCCACTTTGGTATTGCTGTTTGCCAGCAGTTCCACCGTCTGGCCTCGTAACTTTCGCGCCGTGATAGAAGTGCTGTCAATGTACGTTGCGATCGCATTGTCGACCTCGTTTGCGTTCAGACCCGCGTTGCTGTCGACGTAGCTTTTCGTTGCGTAGCTTGATCCGTCCTTGAGATCTCCGACACTGATACTGCTTGCTTGGATTTTGTCAGCCGTCAGCGTGCCCTTGATATTCGCCGCATCGACGTACAGATTGTCCGTCTTGATGCTGCTGCCGTTGATTTTGGTCGTGCCGCTCGCGTCCGTCACCGTCAGGCCGTCCAGCGTGGTTTTGACCTCGGTGTACTTGCCATCGAGACCCTCGACCTTGAGCATGATCGCCTCGCTGGTCTTGGTGATAGTTGAGCGTGTTTCGGCAATCTTGCGGTTGAACTCCTGTGTGATGTACCCCTCAGCCGGGTATTCGTCTTCCATCTCTGCTTCTCCGGGGGAAGAAATACCCGCGTATCCGCGCCCATCATCAGAAAGTTTAGACAGCGGCGAATAAATGCCACCAACCGTCACGCCGTCGCCCAGCTCTGCCGCGGGGTCGATGTTAGCCGCGCCAGCTTCGTATGCCTGATACTGGTAGCCTTTCATGGTTTGCAGTAAAGCATTTACCATTGGCTGCGTGGCGTGAGGGCAACTTGCAATGACCTCCATTCCGGTATCGTCGCCCGCCGTCAGGCTATTTTCGTCGTCCACAAGCAACGTCACACGGGAAATAGGCTTATACTTGCCATTGTCGGAAAAGCTTGTAATGTCGCCGCCGACGTAATATTTATCAGACAAGAATCCTCACCCCTCCAAATGTAATAGCGTTGCCCGCTTCTGTAATAAGATAGTTCGTCTCAGCAGGCATAGACAACAGAGGAATAAGCAATAGTTTCCCTGCATCGGTCATAATCCAGTTCCCACCGTGCGCCGCAGCGATAAAGCACAGCTCATTGCGGATAGTGTAGTCGTTTGCAGGATAATCGATGGTATATAAGCTATTGAGCACTGTGCGGCTGTCCAGCTCCACGCCCATCAACTGGCAAAAGATGTTTACAGCGTCAGGCATAGTCATCGGGAAGTTAAGCGACTGGTCTGGCTCCCACACAACGTCAGCCTTTCTCATTGCGTCGTATGCTTCGACTTCCCAATAATCCCCATCGCGAGAGCGCTTATTGGTAAAAAACACGCCCTTTGAAATCCACGCGGTCACCTGAGAGCCGTTTACCAGCCTGAGATAGCGCTTGATCGTCGCGGCGCGCGGGATATTGTCTGCAATGACTGCAAGTTTTAACGTCGCGCAACAGGCATTGCCAATCCCGAACTCCTCAAACAACTGCGATTCAACGGAGTGGGAAACCTCTGCATCTTTTCCGTACTCTACGTCGTTGATGACAAATTTGAATTCGCGCTCCGTCCCGGGCTTGTGGAGCAAATCACGCCACAGCGCACTTGTTGTCTGCCCCATGTTACACCTCGATCAAATTAAACGTCGCGCCGCCCCACACCTCGTTATCATCTGCCGCTTCTTCAAGCGTGCATTCCATCGACGAGCAATAAAATGTGCTTGTGCGCACACCATGCAAGTCAAGATACTTTACGGTGCAGGTCGTTTTGTTGAGGTCGTCATCAAGCTTTGCCAACATATCCCGCGGGATGGAGCGTGTCGTATAGCTCAGCTTCCGTTTTGTGGTGATCTTGTCGCGCCGCATCTTGCCATCTTTGGTACGGGTGGTCTTGTCGCTGTCAAGGTCGTTTCTGCTCCACCCATACCCTTTTGTTGCGATTGCGGACGAATAATCCGTGCCGTTGATAATAAGGACTTCCATGTTTGCCCCTCCTTAGTACAGCAGCACGGGCTTACCCGCCGCGCGTGTCATGTTGTTGATGTTCTTCACGGTGCTGCGTGCGATCTCCTTACCGTCGAGCTGGATAACGACCGTTGTTGCACCGCCGGCGGATTCCGCCATAGCCTGCTTAAATGCGTCAACCATCGTTGCAAGCGGCGTTTCGATGTTCGTCCCGCTTTTCTGGTCGCCCAGCACGGCAAGAAATTCTTTGTTCGGGGGAATAACCGCGCCGGTCGCCAAACGAGGCAAACGAACCTCAGAGAGCGAAGAAATATGCCCGCCGATGCTTTTGCCGCCGACACCGGGAACCCAACTCGGAACAGTAAACTTGATCGTATTGATTTTACTAATCAGCCAGTTCAAGCCTTTAATGACGGCATTGATGGCGCTCTCGGCAATAATAACGATGCTGTTCCAGATGCCAGAGAAAACTTTTTTGACACCTTCCCACGCAGATTTCCAGTTGCCCGTGAACACGCCCTTGATAAATTGGATAATTCCACCGAGGATATTATCTTTCAAGTTTCTGGAAAACTCTGTCAAATTACCTGTAAGCGCAAGCGCCGCCGTAACTACAGATGCGATGCCAGCAATAACAAGAGGGATAACGCTGCCGGTCAAAAAAAAG